AGAGGATTGACCTAGGACAAACCTACTTTAACGATGTTCTAGCTAGATTTGAGAGGAGCCTTCAGGAGAATGCAGGGAATAGGTTCTCTACGGTCTTTGATTCACTCAGCAGAGAACTTGATGGAGGACTCAGTGCAAAAGAGTTAGCTATGGTTGTGGCTCCTCCAGGCGTAGGAAAGAGTCTTTACTTAGTAAACCAAGGGGTTACGGCTTTAATGCAAAACAAAAAGGTGCTGTACATCTCCTTGGAAATGAGTGAGGATAAGATTGCACAGAGGTTTGATTCTGTAATGACCTTGATCGCACAGAAGGAACTGAAGCAGAGCTTAGGTCTTCTACAAAAGCGTTTGGGTCTTTTTAATGAAAAGTTCCCTAACGGTCAGCTAATGATCAAAGAGTTTCCTACTGGATTAGCTAACATTAATGATGTTCGTTCCTTGCTGGTTCAGTTAAATAATTATGAGGATTTTGTTCCTGATGTTGTTCTAATTGATTACCTTGAGCTTCTCAGGCCCACTAGAGATGGCCTTGCCGAGTATCAAGCCCAGCAGCGCATTTCTGAGGAGCTTAGAGGTTTGGCTGTAGAGTCTAATGTATTGGTTTGGACTGCTACCCAAACTAACAGGCAAGGTAGGGCAGTTAAGCTGATTACAGACTCAGAGCTTGCAGACGCTTACGGCAAAATCAGGACTTGCGACTACGCAATCTCTCTAAATCAAAGCGAGGAGGAATTTGATGATGGGCAGATGAGGTGTTATGTTATGAAGTCTAGGAATGGAAAGCAGAGGTTCGTAGTCCCTCTATCTATAGACTATAGTACTTTAACCATGAGTGAGTGTGATCCCTATGAAACAGCAGAGTAAACATATATACGATACTATAAAAGCTAATCCTGATCTTCAAACTGTTGATGTGGGGTGGGCTGTGTTTAAGATTGTGTTCAAGAAAGGGTTAAAATCAGGATCCTCAAATTGTTGGGGAACTTGTGATTTTGATACTTATGAGATTCACTTAGAAGAGAAGATTGGAGATGCCCCCGCAAGAGAAACTCTTTTCCATGAGATTTGTCATGGTTATTTAGAGCTTTGCGGTATGGGAGGCGAAGGTGAAGGAGAAGATGAAGAATATGTGTACGCTTCTAACGAGCGTGTGACTATAACAATATCCCGAGCAGTCATGATGTTTGCTCGGTTGAACCCAGAACTAGCCAAGGAGCTATTATGCCTAAAGTAGATATTAATGAGATCGTTGACAACCTAGATATGGCTACATATAACGAGATTTGTAATAACATCACAAAAATTGATAGAACAAATATGGATGTAGAGCTTTCTCGCCATGCCAGCCATTACTCGTACTATTCTGCTATGCAGGATCTGTGCAAAAAGAGATTAGATGACAAAAACCTTGACCTGACCATGTATATGGCTAGGACTAGAAAGGAGAGAACTGAGGAGGGGAGATCCCTCTCAAAAAAACCTACCGCAAAAGACCTTGATGATTATGTTCTTTCTCAAGAGGAGTATGGGATTATCTGTCGTGAGGTCAACGAGCTAACTTTGAAGTACAATATGCTTAGGAGTTTAGTTCAATCTTTAGGACAGAAGAAAGATCTGCTCGTTCAACTGTCTGCAAATATGAGAGCAGAAAAAAGTATTTACAGTTAACAAAACTGGGCCTGTTGGCCTATTATAACATAACCGCTTAACGAACTACAAGGAGTTTACAATGGCTATTGATTTAGATAAAATTAAGGAAATCCACGCTAACCTTTCTGGGAAAGGAACTGGTGGTGGGGGGATGTCCGACACATTCCTCAAGATTGAGGATGGTACAAATGCCGTCCGTATCCTTCCTCCCAAAGAGGATGATGGAGACTTTTATGCGATGACTAAGCTGCATCGTGTCCCCATGCAGGATGGAACAGTAAAGAACATTCATTGCCGACAGGTTCACGGGGAGCAATGCCCCATTTGCAATCTTTACTACAGTCTTTGGAAGGAGCCTACCAAAGATGAGGATCTGGCCCGTCAGATTAAAGGACGCGACCGCTACTACATGAATGTAGTTGATCGTGAAACAGGTGAGGTGAAGATCCTTTCAGTAGGAATCATCTTGTTTAAGAAAGTTATTGCCGCAATGGTAGACCCTGATTATGGGGACATTACCGATGTGGAGGAAGGTCATGATTTCAAGATCGTCAAGATCATGGAAGGACAATGGCCTAAGTATGACCAATCGGCACCTCGCCCCAAGTCTACCCCTGCGGGTACAGGTAAAGAGGTAGCTACTTGGATGGACTCTCTTCATGATATCCAGTCTCTTGTGAAGCTGGAAGACTATGAGGAGCTAAAGCAGATCGCTGAAAGCATCAACCCCTTCGCAGCGGTTGAAAGGTCTGCTGATGATATTCGCCACACAACTACTGAAGTTGGCGATGATGATTACATGGAAAGGTTGCAATCATGAAAAATGTTATTCTGTCTGCCGCTATTGCGGTTTTCTTTGGAGCGGGTTTGATGTCTTGCTCTATGGTCGAGGGCTTTATGGGTGAGGGCACAACTGCCTCTCCTGGAGGATTCCTTGACACTTTGTGGACCATGCTAAAAGGGTTCATTCCCAGTCTTGCAGCTTGGGAAGGTGGGTGTTCTATCTTTAGCCCTCGGAAGAGGCAACACTACTCTAACATGGTTATGGCAATTGTCCCTATGAATAAGAACATGGAGTTTGGAGATGCTATCAAGTCTTTGGGCTCAGGTTTAGGGATTGCTCACTCGTCAGAAGCCACTAAGGCTGCCAACGATGAAGAGGTCACGGCCATTAAAGTTGAGGCTGCAAAACCTACAAAAAAAGCGTAAAAAGTAAATAGTAGGATCTATAATATGGGGAGCTAATATTAGCTCCCCATATTTTTTTATACATGGATAAATTAAAGATACTTGTTGTTCCCGCAAACGATGGCGGGTGTGCTTATTACAGAGCATGGGCTCCTTTTGCTAAGTTAGCAGAGCAGTTTCCTGATCATGTCGAAGTTCGCTTTGATAAAAACCCTTTAGGTTTTGAGACTAGTTCGAACTCCTGGCTTGAAGACTGGGATCATGCCAATATGAAGTGGGCCGATATTGTGATGACGCAAAATATATGTAACTTCGGTGGTCCGTATACAGCACGGATCATTGGCAAGGCTAAGGAGTTTGGTAAGTTTGTTCATTATGATACCGATGACTTGCTAACAGAGCTTTACGACGGTCACCGTTTAAAACAAGTTTACGAAGATAAAGGTTTGTCAGAAATCACCAAGTTTATTTACAGTCACTCAAACCTTGTTACGGTCACGCAAAGAAAGTTTGCAGAAAGGGTTAAGGACTTTTGCGGGGGTGTACTAGCTGTAGTAAAGAATGCTATTGATTACAAACTCCCTTGCTGGAATGCGCCTAAAATACCTCCTAGGAACAAAAGAGTTGTTCGTATTGGCTGGGCAGGAGGAATTCACCATGAGGAGGATGTCAAAGAGTTTGCAGGTGTTCCCCACATGGTAAATCAGAGGGTAGGTAGAGAGAATGTAGAATGGCATTTCTTTGGTAAGCCTCCCGTCAATCCAGATGAGCCACAAAAGGATGACCAGTGGCAATTAGATGTTTGGGATAACTATAAAAACATTTTGTTAAGGGGATTTAGAGGCCATAAAAATTGGTTTATTCATGATGCTCTTCCCTCTGATGATTACGGAAGATTGTTCACCATAATTGATATCGCCATAGCTCCCCTTCAAATGAATGCTTTTAATGATTCTAAATCTGAAATTAAAGTTGCTGAGTGTGGTCGTTACAAAGTACCCCTCATCGCTTCTAATGTTGGGTGTTACGACGAGACTATTTTTAACGGAAAGACAGGGTATTTAGTTGATCCCAAGGCTTCAAAAGCTGAGTGGACGAAGGTTCTGACGAAGGTGATTAAGGACAAGGTTCTCCGCAGAAAAATGGGAGAAAATCTGAATGATATTACTGAGGAGCATTTTGATTTAAATAAAGTAGCACAACATAGGCTTAAACTTTATAAGGATTGTTTTGAGTTAACAGGACGCACCGATCTACTGGAGAAACTAAAGCCTTTGGAGTTATGATATATCAATGCTACTTTAAAAAAGACCAGAAACCCATGGTGTTTACTCCAGACCCTTACCGTGGGTTTGGCTTGGAAATAAGTGTCAATAAGAGATTATTTTTGAATTGCCCAGAGCTAACAGAACAGGCAGCAAGGACACAACTAACCGAATATGCCGCTTTTTTGTGGCACTGGCGAAACACTTATTTAAATCAGGATAGTTGGATTGGGTTTACTTCCTACAGACAATTAGATAAGTTCAAACACATCTTTGAAACAAAAGAACAGGTAGAAAACTTACTCAAAGATAATTCTGTTGTGGCATGGGGACAGTATCAACTGCACGGGAAAGATGGCAGAGATATACCTCTTTCTGAGCAAGCTACTATTTGCCACCCAGGCCTTAATGAGTACATTGAAGATGTTTTTAATAGATTTGGGCATACTGTCCCTCCTGAGTGGTACACAAAAAATACAGCATTTTTTGCAAACTATTGGGCAATGCCTGTAGAGTTATTTTCTGATTTTATGGAGTTTTCTTGGCCTATGGTTGAGTGGTCTTTAAGTAACATTACAGACAGTGATTTTTATAAAAACCAACATGAGTACGGTACGGTTAGCAATGATAAAGCTATTGGTTACTTCATGGAAAGACTATTCATTTTATGGTATTTGAGTCGTAATCTTTCTCCGTATAACCCCTCTGAACCCCAACCTTTATACCACAACGGATGAATACATACTGCACACTATCAGACATTAATTACTTAGATCGAGGCTTGGCTTTATATCAATCCTTACTTGATGAGAGCAAAGATAGCTTTGAATTACACTACCTTTGTTTAGATGAGCAATCGTACAAAAAATTAATTCAACTGAGTCTACCTCAGATTGTAATTCATCATGTTGATGAGTTAGAAACTAGACAAGACTTGCAAGAGGCTAAAAACGATAGAGACAGAAAGCAATACATATTTACATTAGCCTCGTACTTTAGTGATTTTCTGCTAAACACCATTCAATGCGAGCATGTTCTTTATATCGACGCAGACATTTACTTTTACGAAGACCCAGCGTTAATTGGTGAAGCTTGTTTGGATAAGCATTGCGGAATTATGCTTCACAGGCATAATTTCATAGGGCATAGAGATGGTGGTTTTAATGTAGGTGTAGTGTGGTTCAATAACTCCAGTAAAGGTCGAGAGGTTTTAGATTGGTGGAAGAATGCTGTATTAAAAAGAGAGCCTAAAGAGCTTTCTATCATGGGTGACCAGAAGTACCTAGAAGCCTTTATTCCCATGTTTGGAGAGGATGCTATTAAAGTTTTGGATGAGGATATAGGACATGGAGCCCCTTGGAATTTTAGGCTTTATGTTTATGACCACTACATCGAAGACAACATTATAGGGTGGGGTGATAAAAAACAAAAGCTAGTATTTAATCACTTCTCTCAATTTAAATATTCTACGGAGCCGCGCCCAGAGATAAGCCCAGATAATGATGTTTACGGGCATCTCACTTTAAGGGGTTCCGTGTTTTTAATCCCTGAAGTTCAGAAAATGTATATGGGTTATTATAACAAGTTAGTGGAGGTAAGTAAAAAATGGCTTTAAAGATAGCGTTTGGTATGATCGTCTTTGAGGGTGATTATGTTCTTAAAGAGGCTTTGGAGTCTGTGTATCCTTACGCAGAACAGATCCTTATTGCAGAGGGTCCTGTTAAGTTTTGGCAAGATAGAGGTAGGACTACTTCTATGGATAAGACTAATGATATCCTAAATAACTTCCCAGATCCAGATAATAAGATTAGTATAGTTCATGGTCAATTCAAAGAAAAGGATGAGCAATGCAGAGCTTATATGCCTTACCTAAAAGACGATATAGATTATATTTGGAACTTAGATTCTGATGAAGTATTTAAGGGGGAGGATATTCAGAAACTAGTTCAAATTTTAGAAGAGGAAAAGTACACTTCTGTTGGCGTGAGAAGCTGTTCTTTTTACGGTGGGTTCGACCACTACATAGGCGGGTTTGAGCTATTACGCGACAATTTTTTGCGGATTTTCAAGGTATATCCTGGCGCAAATTGGTTAACCCATAGGCCTCCCACAATTCAGCCTAAAGTGGGGACGGCCACTCTTCCAGAGAAGCATCTGGACAGCGATACTTTATGGGATAAGCACGGTATTCAGATGTATCACTATTCTTATGTTTTTCCAACACAAGTTAAAAATAAACTGGAATACTATAAAGCGAAAGTAAGTATGGAAAATTGCCACCCTAATTACTTTAATGAGATTTACTTGCCTTGGGTTGCAGGAAATAAAAGCGTAGAGTCAGCGTGGAATGGAGTTCATGAGTTTAAACCTCATATCCGTACACACTCTTTTACAGAGGAGTTTAAAGGCGAGCATCCTAAAGCAATTAAAAACAGTATGCCTGATTTAAAGAGGAGGTTGAGAGATGAACTACAAAGATTCTTGGAAGAGTAAAGAAGTCTTTGAGAAGCAATTAGCCCTAAATGAGAAAGAGTTAAACCAGTATCCCTATCATTGGAATTGTTTTATCAAAGCAGTAGGTCTAATAAAAACACCCCCTACCTCTATCCTTGATGTTGGTTGTGGATGTGGGGCTCTTTCTGAAGTGTGTAAGGCTAATTTTCCAGACTTTAAGTATAAGGGAGTTGATTACTCTGAAGATGCTATTGATATCGCTTCATCTAAGTGGGGTGGTGATTGGGAGGTAAAAGATTATCGCAACTTAAATGAGGATGACCTCTCGTATGATCTACTTCATGCTGGTGCGTTGCTAGATGTCCTCCCTGACGCAGACGATGCATTCGAGTTTTTATGTGGGTTAGGGTTTAAAAATTTAATTTTTGGAAGAATGAAAGTTGTGGATGGTAAAAGTTACTCCAAGACCTATGAAGCATATGACCTTATAACTACATACGCTTTTTACCATAATCAGAATTTCGTCCACCAAGTTTTGTGTTCTAATGGGTATAATTATAATGTGGTGGGGATGCATGATAATTGGACTCTGGTAGCCTCAAAACAGGAATTAAGATTTGATTAATTTATTCAATTTAAATGATTACACAATACCTATGGGTGATTTTGACCATCATTTACATGGTAGTATTGTAACTGAGTTTGAGGAGGAGTTTGCTGCTTATGTTGGAGCAAAATATGCCTGTTCTTTAAGCAGCGCCACTAACGCAATATTCTTAATCGCCTTAAGTAAGCGGCAGATGTACAAAGTTCCAGCGAT